TAAGTATCTCGCTGTTCAGAACGTTGCAACAGGTGCTTAACCTATGGTTAACGTTCATATCTCAAAGAAATCTTCCAACTCTAAAGTTGGTAAGATTCCAGTAACTACAAGTAGTCAGGCAACTTGCCCTACTACTTGCCCTATGTGGGACGGTTGCTACGCAAAGACTGGACCGCAGTCTTGGCACTGGCGCAAGGTCACAGACGGCGAGCGCGGTGGCACGTGGGATGACCTCGCTGTTTTTGTTTCACAACTTAACGCGGGGCAACTATGGCGACACAATGTGTCGGGAGATCTTCCCTACATTACGGCACCTGATGGGCAAGAATTAATTAATTTAGCTTTGCTAAAACAATTAATAGATGCTAATAAATCCAGTGGTGCCAAGGGATATACATATTCCCACCATAAGTTAAATACTCACAACTTGGAAGCTTTGAAATACAGTAATGCCAATGGATTTACTATCAATGCTTCATGCGAGAGTCTCGAGCAAGCAGATGCCGCAAGGTCTCTCGGCTTGCCTGCTGTATGTGTAGTACCTAGCGATGAGCAAACACCAACACATACACCAGCTGGTCACAAAGTGACAGTTTGCCCAGCACAATTACATGAAAAAGTATCATGTAGTAATTGTAAACTATGCAGTTATAGCAACCGTTCTCAAGTGGTTGCATTCCTTGCACATGGTGCTAGAGAAAAGAAAGTAAATAATAAATTACATGGCTAATCTATGCACCTAAGTATAATATAGCAGGGACTATATATCCCTCTATTTTATATTTTTCCACACTCACGGACGCACACTCATATCTATTCCACACTCACACCAATCGTGTGTCTATACGCAGTAGTATATATTTTTTATTTTTTTCATGGACGCACCGATTTTTGCTCAAGGACGCAGGGACGCAAGGACGTGCATGGACGCAAGGACGTGGCATTAACAGTACCAAAACTGCCGTCTATGGCTGAGGTTCTAAAAACTCGTTATGTAAGCCCACGTCAGAACTCAAGGACGATGCTGACTCCGAACAGCATGGACGGTTCGATTCCGTCCAGTTCAATTACCTCGCAATGAGCGAGGACTATTTAACCATGATTAACAGTAACCAAGAATCTTCTGACTTACATGAAGATTACTGCAAACGCATGAGGGAAAAGTATGGAGAAGATTGGGATGATGATGATTTTTATGATGACCCATCAGAAGATTTCTTAATCCGTACCCCTAAAAGCTAGGAGGACTTATTAACATGCCAAACTTCAACGTCACAGTGTACAAGGAAGCTTATTACTACAACGTAAGAGCCGACAGTGCAGAGGAAGCGGAGACTCTTTGTCTTCGTAAATGTTTCCCCACTTATGAAAGAGCTAAAGCTCAAAGGATTTCCTACAAGGAATCACAAAAACTAAAGCGTTTAGGACTTATTACCAATGTTTACTAAAGCTGAATTAAATGTCATACATGCTCTAGTGCATGAGTTAAGGACAGATTCAATCGGTGTTCTTTTTAAAGAAAAGAATAAAGACACGCTTAAAAGTTTATCTAAAAAACTAAACAGCTTGGAGGAATTATGAAAAATTACTTTGAAAGTGAACCAGTTAAAGCAGTAAGAGAAGCAAGTATTTCTATAGCTACCTTACTTGACGAGCATTGTGATAATCCTCTTAAAAAGGATTTAGAACACATCCAAAAACAAATAACAATTTTAGAAAACTTTATTACTCCTTAAATGAAAACAAGAACACTTACTGCCACATTTCCTGATGGCACAGTCCTAAAGCGTAGAACCGCAAGGACTTACACACATGTTGTATCAAGTGAAGGACGTATCAACCCACGTAACTGTAGTTGGTGCGGTAGACCTGACCTTGTACAAGCAAGACTCAAGGACTTTGACAATCCAGTAGTAGGAGTAGTTAACAATGACTAGCAGAGAATTTCTTGAAGCACTCTGCGACATAATCGGCGGAGATGATGCTTACTATCGTTTTTCTAAAGAAGAACTACTCGAAATGTGTAAAGCAATGAGCGATTCACATCAAACTATTGAAGATCGCATGGAGTTGAAATGACTGAAACCACCCTAATTAACAAGGTCTATGACATAGCTAAATGCTATGACCCAGACGTAGATGATTCCACATCATTCCAAGACATTGTTCAACTTCTGGAATTGATGAAAACAAAAGCACTCAAGTACGAAATACTTGAATCTGCATTTAAAAAACCTGAACCACAATTACCGAGGATCCACCAATGCGACATATAAACGCACTAATGAATAGTTCTCAATACGAGAATCTTATGACTTTGCTCATGGAAGCAAGAGATAGAGCCAAGGACAGTATCCTTACATGTCAATTAACTGAAGAAGAGATTGATGAACTCGAAGAGGTGCTGTTATGAACATTACAAAGAAGTTATCTGATGATGCAATCCATAAAATTTTGGAAATTATTGCATCTGAAATAGATGACATAGACGACAAAGAACTATCAATTGAACTTATTGATTAATTATGACAATAGACGTTAAACAAACACTTAACTACTCCGAAGCAGTACGCAAGGCACGTCCAGATTGGGACGATGAAAAGGTAAGAAAAGCATCAGAATATTTAATTCTATACATGGACGTAAGACTGAAGCCATACAAGGTAAATGAAAAATTAAATGAATTTGATAAAGATGGAGGATTCTTGTTTTGAATGCAAGTACCAAACTATATACACCACTCAAATAAACAACAGAAAAGAACATTAAAACCTCAAGCTTTACGCTCCGCAAGGAAGCGTGCAAAGCATACTCGACTACGCCTGACAGTCAATAAACCCCCGAAGTCGGACAGGTAATTTCACACTCATCAGGCTCGCCATGAACACGTATCAAGTTATTTATCGTCTGAAAGAGGACGATATCTATAGAAGTCATCACTTTATTAAAGCTGAAAGTGATGAAGATGCCGCTTACGAAGCTCTAGATTTCGCAAGGACGCACAAATACAGCTTATTAGACGTTAAAAAGGTACACATCATATGAAAAAGAAGTATTTTCCCAATAATTGGCGAGCAATTCACGAATCACCAGACGAGTGGTTCCCTTCTATGCCATGGGCGCAGTTCATGGACATGAAGATTAATGGATACATGATACCCGATTCAGTTTGTTGCATCATCAGAGAAACAGACGACAACGGCAAGATCAAAGAACACGTATATCAGTCAGCCAGACATGGACAGGACAGAGTGCGTAAATGTATGCAAGAAAACAAGGAAATTGTCCTATGCACTATGGAAGGTATGTGGCATTTAAAACCTGATGAAAATAGACCTATTGATTTTAACAATGAATAAAAGAACATTTGAAATTAGATACGCGGAATTGTTACGTGATGTAAACAAGCATCCGCACAGAGCAGAATTGCTTAACATTCTGCAACAACAGATAGCCGATGATACTGTTAGGATTGATACATATACCAAGGTGTAATTATCAAAAGATTAACTATCAAAGTCGCCGATGAAATACATACAAAGTTGAAGATCCTAGCCGCCGCGCAGGGTCTCACTTTAGACCAGATGATGAATGATGCAGCTCAGATGTACATACAGCACAACAGTAAAGACATCAGGGATGTATTTACAGATTAGGATACACAAATGTACATTGCATAAATAGGTATAACCCACTACGTTTAACCCATTACCAAGTTCTTATTACATGGAAATTTTTAGCAAAGGAAACTTTTACCTTGGCATGGACCAAGAAAAATTTTGTGATTTTGATATACACATTGGTAGATTAGTGTTACAATACACTTGTCCAGCAGGACAACAACCACCACCCAAGGACGATGGAACGAGGAACCGACCCATGGAAGGACCAGCTGACTGACAGCGAGATGGATAGACTCTTCAAATGTTTGAAGACGTTTATGCTCTTTGATCCTGAAATGCCATTGCAGTTACAACTAACCTTTTTATACATCGCATCACATGACGGGTGTCATAAACAGGCGATGGAAGCCGCACTTGGTTATTCCAATGCCGCTGGTAGTAGGAATACCGACTACTTAGCAGAAATACATCGTTACAAAAACAAACCGGGGCTGAAACTGATTAGCAAGGAACGAGATCCTTCTAATCTAAGGAGGTATCAACTCGTCCTTACTCGTCAGGGTAAGCAACTGGTAGATACTCTCAAGGAAAAATTAAATGGCTAAAGCTATTACTTGGGGAGAGTGTTTAGACTACACGCTCCGCAATCTCGAAACATGGCGCAATGGAGGAGGACGCGAGTCTGCAATCTTAT